CGTTTGGTGGTCAGTTTGCCTTCTGTCCTTCAGTTTCGTTAAATGCTCGGTTGTATGATTCAATGCAGTAAGTAACAACTTTCTGTGCAATTGGTTTGAGTTGTTGATAACTCCAAACACAATCTTTCCAGAGTTCTTGTGTTTCCCACTGATGGATTTCCCAACGAACTTTAACATCTGCCTTGTAATCTTCAAAAGAAAGATTAGGTTTTTCAGGGCGAACCCTTGTTGGGGTAGGAGTTTCAGTCACTTTCTTAATCTCAATAGGTTTTGAGTATTTAGTGACTGTAGTTTTAACAGAAGGTGACTTTGTGACGGGTGCGGATGCTGCTTTAGCGGTCTTACGAGGTGCTGATGAGCGTCTGCGAGTTGCCATAAAGGTCATTGTGTTAACTACACTATAGGGACACTTTATGCGTCCCCCCTTTGTATCTGTTTCATTATGTTAAGATCTTATCAACTACTGCATTAACTCTCTTGGCAGTACTAATACCAACTCTATCATAAATTGGTACACAAACTAAACCAAACTGTTTCTGTTCATTACCAGTCCTAATTACCCTCCCTATTGTTTGACTAATAGAGATATAATTCATGTTACGCATAAACAATGCTGCCTCTAATCCTGGTACATTGATACCTTCTGCTAGAATACTATGATGCAAAACTACAAATCTCTTGCCATCTTCTTTGCCCCATTGTGTTAATGTTTCAAAGAATGTTTCTCGATCAACTTTCTTTCCATTGATAAATCCTCCAGTCTTTGCTGTTATATACATCCAAGAATAACCCCTAGATGATAACTCTGAACAGAATGCAGTATCCTCAACTAAATTAACAATCTGTGCTGTTCTTCTTGCACAAATGAGTATCTTATTAAGACCTTGATACTCATCAATTGTTTCTAATAAATGCTCGCATTCTTTGGTGATTGGTGTTCTACCACTCTTTGTCATTTCTAATTCTTTAGTTACAAACAACGGTGGTAAAATGTAACCATGAGCAATCAATTCACGAGCAGATATTCTCTCTATTTCTTTACCATATACTTCTTCATTATTCATTCCAGCAATCGAAACATCACCACTATACTTAGGAGTAGCAGTAAAGAAATAGCACCTACCATTATCTCTAGTTGCAAAAAATTCAGTAGCAGGGTAAAAATGTCTCTGTACACTGTTATGTGCTTCATCAAAGTATATTGTATCTACATTTATACCCGATTCTTGGATACGATGTAAAGAATGATAAGTTGTAAAGATCAACTTATTAAATCTGTATTGTTCGGCATTCCATTCACGGATGCGATCAGGATTAGTGGTAGAATCATAACTTACATCTCCACTATGTACATGCAATATCTGACGCTGAAGCATAGGATGTGTACCCATATATTCTTCAAACTCTTCACAATGTTGTTGTGCTAATAGAATACGTGGGGACACAACTACAATAGTTTTTCTCTCTGGACTCTTTAAAAATACATCCCAGGAGCAACTATTAAATTCACGTTCTGCATCCTTAATCATGCACAAAGTCTTACCACCACCCGTAGGGACAATAACTTGCCCTTTACGATTGGAAACCATAGATGTAACAATACGTGCCTGATGTGGACGTAATTGAATCATTTTAACATACCATACATAAAATTTAGTTGAACCACCTCACAGGCGATTCTAGGTACACTCTAGGGACACTTTATACGTCCCCCTATATTATACCATAGCGTTGTAGATTGGATTATTGAGTCGATTATGGGCAACCTGATAGTATTCACGGTCTCTTTCGATCCCTATAAAGTTTCTATTAGTGTTCATACATGCAACCCCAGTAGTACCTGAACCCATACATGGATCAAGTATTATATCACCTTCATTGGAATATGTCTTGACCAAATATTCATATAGTGCTATAGGTTTCTGCGTTGGATGTAATTTACCCTCATCTTCTGCGGTCTTAAAGTATAACACACTGCGAGGATATCTTTTACCTTCCTCATCTTTTACATGCACTGCTTTAGTCTGTAATCCATATTGCGTAGCATCTCTAACTGCTTTGCCCTTATCATATGGTTTACCAGATGTAAATTGTGGGTTATATGTGGGTTGTTTCTTATAAAATACCACAATATCCTCATGTGCTCTCATTGGTTGCTTTTTAGCATTTAAGTAACCAGTTGCCTTGGATTTCTCCCATACTAGACAATACTTAAAGTCTGCATAGTTTGTTGATATTAATTCAGAAGTAAATGGTTGTGCTGCTGTAGATATAATAGCAGCATTTGGTTTACAGATAGTATCAACATACTCCCAGAACTTATCATAGTCAATGATACGATCCCATTGATTACGTGCCTTATTTAATGTACCATAAGGGAAATCTGTTAATATTAAATCTACACTCTGTGACTCAATATGAGGTAGCACATTGAACATATCATCATGATTTAATCTCACTTCTCCAACCATTCAATAAACTTATTATACACTCCATTGTCAAGATTGAAATCTTGTCTATGCTCTTCTTTGTAGATAGGTCTGGAAGATGATCTCTTGCGAGAAGGATTAACAAAGAAGATCTTCACCTCTTTGCCTGTAATCTTCTTGAAAAATGCAGGATAATATGCAAAAGGTGCATCACCACAGGCATTTTGACCTGCAAAGATTGCATACTCCACATCATCAGGAACTTCTGGTGATTGTTCTAGTTCAATGAAGTCCATTACAGCACGTTTGAGATAGCAAGCATCCAAATAGCACTTGGATTCAATTGCTTTTTTCATCTCACTATTCTTATAAACATGCCAATCAACTTGCAAATTCTCTAAACAGTGTCCATTAACCTCTTCTGTTTTAACATAATCATTCTTCTTGGCATCTAGTCCTAGATTGTCACAAGTTCTCTTGATTAAGTTCTCATAAACGAGTCCAGAAGCATTTCTTGCGTCCCCACCTCCACCTGTCTGATGGATTTCTGGGAGTGCATCAACTTCCTTATTATAGGACTCAATGACAGTCTGTAGAGTCATGATGGATTCCCATTATACATCA